AGAGATATTCAACCAACAATGTTTGGAAGAATATGTCCTGTAGATACTCCAGATAGAGAAAATTGTGGTATTCTTCAGTGTCTTATTCCAAATGTTGACTTAGATGAAAATTTAAAATTTACAGATGTTGCAAAAACAGATCAACCTATTTCTATTCCAGTTACAATGGTTCCATTTTTAAAGAATGATGATCAAACTAGATTACAAATGGCATCATCTCAAATGAGACAAGCAATCATGTTATATAATTTTGAACAACCAATGATTAAAAGTGGGTGTGAAGGATTATATACAAATTATACACAGTTTATTAAAAGATCTAAAAAAGATGGTGAAGTAATTTATGTAGATTCTGATTATGTCATGATTGTATATGATGATGGAGAATTTGATTTAATTGATGTAGGATTAAGAAAAATTTATGTTGAAAATTTAGATATGATGGAAGTTTATGTAACAGAAGGGAATAGAGTTAAAGCAGGGGATATAATTGCAGAAAGTAATTTTTGCAAAAATGGAGAAATAAATTTTGGGAGAAATTTATTAACTGCAATCATGACAAAAGATGGATATAATTATGAAGATGGTATTATTATTTCTGATAGACTTGTAAAAGAAAATATATTTACTTCTGTTCATGCAAAAGATTTATCTTTTGTAATTCCGGAATCAAAGATTTTATTATCTCTAGATAAAAATACTTATAAACCACTTCCAAAACCATATAGATCTCAAGATGAGAAAAATCCCGGAAAAAAATATGATTATATTCAACATGGTTCTCCTTATGCAATTATGAAAGAAATGATAGGAAATTATACAGAATTTAATTCTATTTTTAAAGAAGAAATTCCACTAATAGCAAAACATAATTTATTTATTACAGATGTAAATATTTATGTTAATAAATACAATGATAAAATTAAACAATATTGTGACTGGGTAGAAAAAACCCAACAAAAACAAATTGATGAAGAAAAAAGAATTCAACATTTAATTTATGAAAGATTACCCAAATCAAAAGCTTTACAATTTATTCGAGATAATAATTTAGATAAATTTTCTCATTTTGGAAAATATAAAATTAAAGGGGAAGTAATTAATGGAATCTATGTTTCAATAAATTCTATTTATTTACGAAATATTGAAATTGGTGATAAGATTGGAAATAGACATGGAAATAAAGGTGTTGTTTCTAAAATTCTGCCACATAATGAAATGCCAAAAATGGAAGATGGAAGGCATGTTGATATTTGTATAAATCCTTTAGGAATTATTTCTAGAATGAATGTTGGTCAAGTTTTTGAAGCAAATTTAGCAATGTCTCTAAACGATTTAAAAAACAAGATGATGGAATTATATCAAAAAGAATCTGAAGAAAATAGGGATGAAGTTCTTAAAAAATATTTATTAGATTATATTAAAATTATTGATTGTACAAATAATAATTGGTATTTAAATCAATTCAAAGAGCAATTAAAAAATATTAGAATAACTCCTGAATTTATCCAAGATCTTTGTCTTTTAGCCCCACCATTTGAATCTACCACATATGAAAAAGTTTTAAAATCTATGAAATATACCAATACTAAATCTGAATATAAAATATTTGATCATCATTCTAATGATTATATTCTTAATCCGATTTGTGTTGGCTATATGTATTTCTTTAGAATGGTTCATATTGCTGCACATAAGATTGCATATAGATCAATTTCTATGTATAATAGAAAAACTATGCAAGCAGTATCTGGAAGAAAAAATAATGGTGGTCAGAGATTAGGGGAACAGGAATGTTCTGCATTGATTGCACATGATGCTTTAGAAAATTTAACGGAATGTCTTACAACAAAATCTGACTGTATTGATTTAAAGAATCAATATATTAAGAAAATTATAGATTCTAATTATTTAAAAGAAGAAGAAGATATTTCTAAAGTTCCTGAGGCTGTAAATTTACTTAAAAGTTATTTATTAATTTCTGGTTTGGATATGAAAAGTTAAAAAAGGGGATGAAATATATCCCCTTTTTCATTTTTTAGAAAGGATTTAAAATGGGAACAAGACATTTAACTTGTGTCGTAAAAGATAAAGAATATATTGTTGCTCAATATGGTCAATGGGATGGATATCCTTCAGGTCAGGGTGTTAATATTCTTCATTTTTTAAGAAATGAATTTATAGAAGAAAAATTTTTAGAAAAAATAAAAATGGCAATTTTTCCAACACAAGAAGAACTACAGAATTGTTATAAAAAACATGGAGCAGATAATGATGAATGGATTTCTTTAGAAGTTGCAAAATCATTTAATTTAGAACACCCATATCTTTCGAGAGATATTGGCAGTGATATTTTACCGATGATTCAAAATGCAGAAAAACCATTTTGGTTTCATAAAAATAAAAATTTTGCATATCAATCATTGTTTTGTGAATGGTGTTATGTTATAGATCTAGATGAAAAATCCTTTGAAATTTTCACAGGATTTAATAAAGAACTTTTAAATGAAAATGAAAGATTTTATTCTAAAGAAAGGCATGATAATTATTATGGTGTAAAATTATTGGAAAAGTATAATTTATATAATCTTCCTACCATTGATCATTTTTTAGAAGATTTAGAGAAAATAGGAGAAAAATAAAAATGAGAAAAGATCTAGAAGAAAAATTAATTAATGATTTTCCAGGATTATATACTCAAGTTACTTGGTCAAAAGAAAAAACTTGTATGTGTTGGGGGTTTGATATTGATGATGGTTGGTTTAATATAGTCTATGATCTTAGTAAAAAAATTACTGAAATTGCCCCGGAAGTTCAGGCATTGCAAGTAAAGGAAAAATATGGAGGGTTACGTTTTTATATTGGGGAAGTTTTAAATGAACATGCAGATATTATTTATAAGCTAATTTATGATGCAGAAGAAAAATCGTTTAAAACATGTGAGCTTTGTGGAACTATTGAGAATGTAACTACTAACGAACAAAATTGGATTAAAACACTTTGTGATAATTGTAGAAAAGGAGAAACAAACATTGGTTGATTTTAATAATTTACCTGATATACAACATTCAGAAACATCTGAATATCCCATTTACTTAAATTCTGTTGGGGTTGAAAAAGTAAAAGTTCCATTTAAATTAGATTCTTTATATGGTGGAACCCATAATCTAATTGCCGAAGTTGAAATGACTACAGATTTAAGAGAGGATATCAAAGGAATATCCATGGGAATGCTTTTAAGAAGCTTAATGAAATATTTAGATAAACCTTTAAAACATCAAATTATCAAACAAATTTTAGAAGAATTTAAAACTGCAGTAGAAACAGATTCAGAACATAGTTTGATTAAATTTGATTTTGAATTACCAATTAATAAGAAAGCTCCAAAGTCAAACATTGTGTTTCCGCAGTATTATAAATGTGGTTTTGTCGGAAAATTAGATCATGATAAATTTAGATTTTTTCAAAAAGTTCAAGTATTTTATGGATCATATTGTCCATGTTCTGCATCTTTATGTAATCATTTAAAAGATAATGATTTAAAAGGCTTCCCGCATGCACAAAGGAGCCATGCAGATTTATTAGTTGAAATTGAAGATGGAAATATTATATGGCTTGAATCATTAATTGAACTTATTGAAAATGCAGTTAAAACTTCTATGTTTCCAGTTCTTCGAAGAATTGATGAACAAGAAGTTGCCAGAATTGCTGCAGAGAATCCAATGTTTGTTGAAGATTCTATTCGAAGAATTGTTCATGTGTTAAACCAACAAGATTGTATTTATGATTGGATAATTCGTTGTGTTCATATGGAAAGTATTCATGTCAGTAATGCTATTAGTACATGCTGGAAAGGAATTGAAAAAGGGTTTAGAGGAACACATTATTTTTAAGGATAACTAATGCAGATTAAATGGTATTTTGATAAATTTGCCAGACCATATTTAAATGAATCTATAGTTTTAACAAAAATGGAATTAGATCAAATAGATGAATTCACTGATCGTTTAGTTCCAGTTAAAATGAAGCAAACAAGATTTTTAAATCAAAATCCAAAAACGGTTAAAAATTCTTTTTTTAATGGATATATGGGTGAGATAGCAATAGAACACTTTTTAAAAACTAAATTTATTCACTGGAAAATTAGAAGTGAAAAAGAATCTGATATAAGTGATCTTAGTTATCTTGGAATTGAGGTTGGCGTAAAAACTGCGGAATTTGGAAATCTTCCTTTGATTTATTATAATCCTAAAACACCAGAAATTATAACAATTATAGAAAAACCAAAAACTGTATATGTGGTTGGTTACGCAACAATTCCCATGTTAAAATATTATCAATCATCTAATTATACATTTGGAAATGTTTCAAAAATTAAAGGCGGATTTTGGGGGTTTCATAAATTACATATGTTTAAAAATATTGATGAATTAAGAAAACTTCGGAATAATTTATTATTAAATGAATTTGATGAGTTTTATGATAACCCAAAAGATTTTTCAAATGATAAATACTTAACTATTAATTTTTAGAAAGAGAGTAAGATAAGATATGACGAAACCAAAAAAGGTTGCATACACTTTAAAAAATATTTTAAATCATCCAATAATGGAAACTATTTTAGATAAATCAAAAGATATTAATGATGTTATTGATGAAGTTGTGGGTTGGTGGAAATATGATTTATTTAAAAGAAAACCAGGTCCTGCATATGACGACGATGGAGTTTTTATAGGAACTGATTTAGATTTAGCATGTTTTCTTTTTGAACTTGCTGACAGAAATGCAGTAATTAATTTTCCTATATATAAGAGTATTCGTCCAACCAGTCATCACGAAGGTCAAATGGTAATATCAGAAGAAAATAGACATGGATGTTTATTAGGAATAACTGCTAATAAAGAAACTTTTATTTTTTCAGTAAGAATTAAAGATATGAATGTTATGACTACAAATTCTGTTGGGGAATATAGAAATTTTTCTATTACTAATTTTTCTGGTGATTGGTATGAAGGATGGAAACAAATCCAATTTTTACCAAATATGAAAGAAAATAATTTTTTAATGGAAAGTAAAATTTTAGAAGATAATAAAATTACCTTTAAGAATTTTTCTCATCCTAATAGATGGACAAGTTTCTTTGGTCAATATTATTTTATAACAAAAGTTTTAATTGATAGATTAACTGAAGAAGCAAGATACTTTAATATAGAAATAAAAAAGATGTTAGAAGAAGGAATAATTACCTTCCCAGAGACAGAAACAATAAAAGAATGGCCTCAAAAAACTAAAGATGAGGGAAAATCTATTAAAGTTCAAGCTTTTATAGTTGAAATTGATGTCCCAGAAAACAATTCAGAGTTTCCAACTTATGAGCATAATCAAGAGAATTTAATTAAATTAAGTAATCTTAGAAAATACTACATATATAACTTAATCCCAAAGTTAAGATTTGCAACAAGAGCAACAGAATTATCTTATTCTAAAGTTCAAAACAATATGCCATCTTGGTTAGATAATGTTAAATGGGAAAAGGATTATATTATTCCAGGAAAAAGAATTAAATGGGATAGATTAGTTTTATTTCAGCCAGGGGTAGGGGAAAAAGGAGTAGCAATTCGAAAAAGGAATTATGAAAAATCTGAAATTGTTTCAAAAGATTATGAATAAGGAATATGTATGATTACAATCAATAATAAAAACATAAATGCATGTGGAACTAGTTTAATTGGATATCTAAATATGACATATGATGAAATTGTATTTATTTTTGGAAACCCAATAAGATTAAAAGGGGGAGATAATAAAGTAGAATGGGAATGGGTATTTAAATTAAATGATACTGTTCTTACAATTTATAATTGGAAGAATGGTCCATCTTATACCGGTAAAAGGACAATTAAAGCTAGAGATATTAAAGATTGGCATGTAGGTGGAAGACATACATATGATCTTAAAATTTTAAAAGATTATATATGTTCTAAAAATGAAATTTTTACAAAAAGATACCCATTAGTTATGCATGGAAGATTAGGATTAGGAGTAATTATTTAAATGTCATCTCTAATTGTAAAAAAGGGTGGGTTGATTGTTGAAAAAGATTGGAAATATGATGAGAATATAGATAAAGGTGATTATGTATATGAATATATTTCCACAGATTGTACTGATGCTTTTTTATTATCACTTTTACAACTTAATATTGACTTAGAAGAGGGATTTCTTGTAAGAGATTGGTTTAATTTATTAATTAATTATCCAATTTATCAAAAATTAGATTTATTTATTCCTTCTTTTCTTGATGAATATAACAAATGTAAAATAAAAGAATGCATTAATGATAATAAATTAACCGAAATAGTTTTTCAAAAAATTATTTTCTCCAAAAATTATGAACCAGAAAAAAATAAATTATATGAATGTGAAATATATATAGATATTTTTGCCACTGGCCCAGAAAAAAATATAAATTATGGTATAGGTTTAAAATCAATTAAAGAATATTTAGATCTGCCCATGAGATTAGCAAATGGAATGATTTGTAAAACAATTAATATTTTAAGAGAAGTTAAAAATATAGAAGAAAATGAAAAAATTTCTAAAACAATTAATATTTCAAAAGAGATTAAAAATCTAGAACAAAATGATGATATTTTTAAGTATTCTGTTGACACTCATGATCACCTAACAGAAGAGGTAAGAGTGAATTATAATTTGTTTGATTTTATAACATCATTTATTTATGAGATTTCTTTTTATGGAACACCAGAGAAAAGAGATATGCGTCAAAAAGAATTAATGCAGATTCGCGATGATGTTACATCAGAAAAAATAGAAACTGTTATATTGGATTTTGATAAATTAATAAATAATAAATCGGAAACGGTGAAAGAATGACAAGAGAAGAAATTATAAAATTATACGAAAAAGAACGAGAATATCAAAAAATTGTTTTTGGAGAATATAAAAATAATCCTTCTTTAAATCTAGGATCTTTTCTATTATTTTTAGATAGTTACTTACAAAAAGCAAAAAAATATTATGTTTCAAAATGGACTGATAATCCTCCTATATGGATGTTATCAAGTACTGAATTTTTAAAACAAGGATCTTGTCCAGCAGATAGTTATGAAGAATTAATAAAGATTTTTGCATTAACAGGAGCAGCCTTGGAATCATATGCTGCTATTGATGTATCTAAGTGGAGAGAAGAAGGAATTAAAGAAAAATGGAAGGATTAAAAACAATATGCTAGAAGTTGGGAAAACTTTTATGTATTTGGGAAATGAATATAAAATTATTACAATAGATGAAAAAAGAAATAGAGTTAATATAGAGAGAATTGGAGATAACATACATATTCCAAAAATTAATGAATACCTTGATATTGAAAATAAAATATATAAAGTAATTTATTTTAACGAAGGCAAAAACAGAATCACAATTGTTCCTATAAGGATGTATTAAAAAAAGGAGTTTAAAAAATGATTGAAAATTTGCAAGAAATGATAAACACTTTAAATGATCCAGTATCTTCTGTTCCACCAGTAGTTAATAAAGTCGCAGATGTAAGCCATACGAACGACATAGAAACTACAGAGGCCACAAAACAAGAACCAGAATCAGAAGATCCAGAAATTAACTTAATAAATTTTTATGATTGGTATGAAACATATTGTGCATCTATTCATAATGTAGCAAGAGTTAAAGCGGAAGTTTCGAATATCAATGTAAAAGATAGTATAATTTTTAAAATTCAAAAAGGAAAACCCGATGATACAATTATGGAATTAGTTAGTTTTTATAATCCTGGTTCTAGACCAATTCTAAATTTACCACCAGTGTATATGAAAGTATTTAAAAATGATACTTTTGAAGTTCTTCATACATTTTCAAGTGATATTTTTATTAAATCATATGGTGTTAAAACTGGTCTTATTTTAGTATTTTGTGCAAATGTAGATGGTAAAATTGTCCCATACCATAGAATTAAAATTAAGAAAAATATCACTTCTATAACATTGGATACCCTTCCGAATATCTCAGAAATTCGAGAAAGATTAACAGAAAATGTTGACGTAGAAGCAGTACAATTATTATATAAACAAGCTAGTAAATATTTAAATGAATTTACAACAAAAGATAATACATTAAATTGGTTTCTAAAGAAACAAACCGAAGTTGTTGATATTAACCATCTTTTAAAAATTGATACTGTATTGATTAATGTCATTTAACTAATTTGAAGGGAGGGTTATTATATAACCCTCCCATTTAAAAAGAGAATTTTAAATGAATATCAGCAAATTTTGTAGATTGTTTTTAAATAATGTATATTC